ATGAAGGACGTCTTCTACGAGGGCGAGGTGTTCGTGACGTACCACGCGGTGAGCGGCGTGATCCGCTGGTTCACCACCGATCGGCGCATCGGGTTCGAAAACGTAGGCGTCGTGGACGACGCGCAGGCCGTGAAGGAGGCCGAGGCGATTGCCACGGGGCTCAACATGGACCTGTTCTTCCAGATCGAGGACGACTGAAAATGTTCCCTGAAACCGTCGAATTCAAACACTTCCTTGGGGTCGTGATCTTCCTGGTAGCGCTGATCGCAACATTGATCCACGAGAGGGACTGACTCTGATCTGATCGCTCCCGCCCATGCTGTCGCCCGCTGGGCAGCATGTGGGGAACGAACAGAGGGGCGAGAAGCCCCAAGGAGGAACGATGCGCTGGTGCGCAGACATCGGCATGTTCGCGATCGACCGACCGATCGACAGGACGTGCCACTGGAAGACGAAGTACTGCACGAATCGCTGCTACAACGTGGCGATCGAGAAACGCTTCGGGCAGGCCATCGTCGATAAGGATGCGAGGAACGAGGCGGAGTGGAGCGTCATCAGCGGGCCAGCAGTGGCGCGTGAGCTGGCGCGGAAGCGAGAGTATCCCACCGATCGGGTGCGGTTCATGACCCGCGGCGAGGCACTCGCGAACTTCGCCGACTTCCCCCGTGTCGAGGACATCGTCTCGAGCTGTCCCGACACCGACTGGTGGATGCCCACACGGGCATGGCGGATGCCGGTGCTGATGCGGGAGATCGAGGCGAGGCTCTGGGACATCCCGAACCTCGTGGTGCTCGCATCGCTGGACCCGGACAACAGCGAGGCGGAGTACAGGGAGCTCGTGCGGCGTGGCTGGAGCACGATGTACTTCGGCCCGGACCCGGCCTGGCAGGGCTTCGAGAAGGCGTTCCGATGCCCGAAGACGTGGCGGAAGCTCAAGGGACACTGCGGGATCTGCAAGGCAGGTTGCTTTGCGCCGATCACCCTCAACCGACGAGTCGATGTATGGCTCAAGGAGCACTAAGCAATGCGATGTAGCAGCGCGATCTGCCGGAACGCGATACTTCCCGGGCAGCCGACGCACCGCGTGTGCGACGACATGACCTATCACCTCGAATGCTGGAAGGGCGAAGGCCCGGTGCATCCACCGCTACCCGAGACAACAGCGATGGACTCGACAGCGCCGTCACTTCTCTCGGAGAAGCACATCGAATCCCTGCGCTCGATTCAGAAGTGCGCGGAGTGCGGGGAGGAGATGGCACACGGGGAGAGTGCCTGGAAGCGCGTCTATACGGCCTGTGGCGAGTTCCAGTCGGAGTACCGATGCTTCCGCTGCCATAGCGGGCAGACGTGGACCGGCGGCGATCCCTTCGAAGGGCTCGAGGAGCGTCGAGGCTGGGACATGGACGAGCTGTGCGACAGCCAGTGGGGACGCTTCGACCCCGTGGCGAAGAAGCTCGTGGAGCTGGGCGCGGTGCCCATGTGGACGTTGGGAGAGCTGTGCGATCTGGCGGGAGCGGTTTCCCGCGAGACGGTCAGCGAACACGCAGCGGGGCTGATGAAGCGCCTCGCGGAGGAGACGGAATGATGACCGAAGGCAAGCTCACCGACAGCGCGAAGCGCATCGCTCGCGAGTTCCAGGTGTGGTACGACGCGCGTTGCGCGGAGGACTGGGAAGACATGGGCGAGGACACGCTCTTCACTCTCGTCCAGATGATGAAGGCAGCCAACGAGCTGTCGAAGGCGTGCGGCAATCTGCTGTTCGATGCGGCAGACCAGTACCGCGAGGATGCGGGACGATGAGCAGAAACGGAACAGGCTGGTGGCTTACCGAGTGGGACACGATCGAGAACAGCGTCGCGAGCTGCGATGTCGAGGGCTGCAATTACGCAGACTCGGAGGGAACCAGGATGTTCTACAGCGAGGACCGGGATCGCTGGGCGTGCAGCAAGGCGTGCGCCGAGGCCATCATGGAACTGGACGAGGAGACACCCTATGACTCGTAGAGCACCGCTGGTTCGGGTCTGGCAGGACCGGGAGATCATCGTGGACTCGTTCGCTGGCGGCGGCGGCGCGAGCACCGGCATCCGTGACGCGCTGAACGGGCGTGACGCGGACATCGCCATCAACCACGACCCGGAAGCCATCGCGCTGCACCGGGCAAACCATCCGCTCACGAGGCACTTCACCGAGGACGTCTGGCGCGTCGACCCGGTGAAGGCTGCGGCGGGCCGGCCGGTGGGGCTGATGTGGCTGTCGCCGGACTGCAGCCACCACAGCAAGGCGCGGGGCAGCAAGCCCGTCGAGAAGCGCATCCGGGGCCTGGCATGGGTCGGCGTCCACTGGGCGCGCAAGGTCAAGCCGCGGATGATGTTCCTGGAGAACGTCGAGGAGTTCGAGGACTGGGGTCCGCTGGTGGAGGTGGACGGCAAGCTGCGCCCGTGTCCCAAGCGCAAGGGAGTGACGTTCAAGCGATGGGTGCGCGAGCTGCGGCGGCTGGGGTACGAGGTGGAGTGGCGGCAGATGTCCGCCATGCACTACGGCACGCCGACCACGCGGAACCGGCTGTTCGTGATCGCACGCTGCGACGGGGAGCCGATCGTGTGGCCGAAGCCGACTCACGGCAAGGGGCTCGAGCCCGTGCGGACGGCGGCGGACATCATCCAGTGGGATCTGCCGTGCCCGTCGATCTTCGGGCGCAGCCGACCGCTGGCTGAGAAGACCCTGGCGCGCATCGCGAACGGCATCCAGCGCTACGTGATCGACGACCAGCAGCCGTTCATCGTGCGCAATGGGCACTACTTCAAGGACCGTCCGACGACGTTCCGCGGGCAGGGCATGGACCGTCCACTGGGGACGGTGTGTGCCACGAACGACAAGAATCTCGTGCTCCCGTTTCTGCGGGAGCCGGGGGCAACAGGAGGAGGATCGACGGAGCCGCTCGTCGCGGCATGGATCGCGAAGCACTACGGCGGCGTGGTGGGACACGGGATGCGACGGCCACTCGGCACTGTCACGGGCAAGGACCACCACTCGCTCGTGCTGGCATTCCTGATCAAGTACTACGGCGGAGGCGGGCAGCTTCAGGGACTGCGCGAGCCGCTTCACACCGTGACGAGCAAGGCGAGGTTCGGGCTCGTGACGGTGGCCGGTACGCAGTACGAGATCGTGGACATCGGGATGCGAATGCTGCAGCCGCGCGAGCTGTATCGGGCGCAGGGATTCGCGGACTCCACGATCATCGACGTGACGTATGAGGGACAGATCCTCACGAAGAAGGCGCAGACGCGCATGGCAGGGAACAGTGTTTGCCCCCCGATGGCTAAGGCAGTCGTCGAGGCGAACACAGAGGGGAGATTGCAATGAGCAAGTACGGAAAGCACTCGGAATTCATGTCACGTCTGGCGGTGTTCGCCGACGCGGCGAGCGAGCTGTCGGACTGCGAGTGGCCGGCGAAGACACCGGGATACCCGGTGTACCTGAAGTCTTTCGACGAAGTAGCTCTGGACATCGCATCGTGGTACTCGCGAAGCGTCGTGCATCTCAATCACGAGTACCGGGGGTGCAGGCTGAAGGTCGGACAGCGCGTGCTGGTGATCGAGGGCAAGGATGTCATGAGCGAATGGGTCGGCGAGCTGGATACGGGCAGCGTGACGAGGCTCGACGAGGGCGACAAGTCGGTGTTCGTCAAGCTGGACCGTCATTACGAGGCTCTCGACGAGTGGGACAATCAGCTGATCTGGACGCTCGACGACATCTGGTTCCTGTACGACGAACAGACGATGGAGCAGCGCAAGGCCATGACCGTGTACGACGTGGCGAACTACCTCAATGACAACCGCTACCTCGTGCGGATCGGAGAAAGACGATGAGAAAGACGAAGACGATCCCGGAAGGACACCCGAGGCGCATGAGCGACGCGAAGAACGCGTGGCGCAAGATGACGGAGCGGCAGCGCGCGGACTTCATCGACTGGATCGACCCGTATGACCTGTCGCCGATGGTGCAGAACGCCGTGCGAAAGCTCGAGTCGTGTCTGGACCCCGACGCCTGCTGCCAGGTATGCGGCGCGGTGCCGGCCCAGGAGATTCCTGGACATGGCGTGACACACCTGTTCTGCAAGCGCCACGCGGCTGCGGCCGTTCACGCTGGCGATCTGGTGAACCTATGACGGAAGACACCGACCTGCGCATGGCAACGGGCGGCGATCCGATGGAAGAGGTCGAAGGCTACAGGCATGACGGCGCGACGGCGCTCGTCGCCATGCTCGTGGTCGGCATGTTCGCCATGCTGATCGGCTTCTCGTGCGGCGTCGTCGTGGGGCGCGTGCTGTGAGCTGGGAGCCGGGCGATGGCCCGCTGCAGTTCGCGCTACTGATCGCGCAGTACCTGCTGCTGATGTACGTGCTGATCGGATTCGGGGCGTGGCTCGCCTCGTGCTGATACGATCACCATACTCGGCATCCGCCGAGGTGACAGGCGGAGGGGGGGGAGGTGAGGACTCCCCCTCCGTCCTGTCAATCTCAGTCGGTGAGCTACCCGCCCTATCCCGTCTGCGGCGGAGTGGTCTGCGCCGTCTTGACGAGTTGCTGGAGAATCGACGCGAGCCCACCGGACTCTGCGATGTCCGTCTCCACCAGACCCTTGATGATCTTCCCCACGCTTGCCTCGGCGATCGACTGCATGTGGAGCTGATGATTGACGGAGTTCTGCACCGCCAGGTTCATCGCCAAGGAGTTGGCCTCGGCGATCGTCTTGAAGTTGGTGCTGGTAACCCCGTCTACGACCTGGGCGTTGAGTACATCGGCCATATTAACCTCTCTCTACTTGATTTTGGGAGTGCTCCAGTACATCTGGAGCCATCCGCCTTACAGGATGAACGAATCGTCTTCCGGATCGACGGGCGGCGTCGTCTCGGTGGTAGTTTCCGTGGCCGGCGTAGTCTCGACGCGATTCAGCCACTCGAACATCTCCTCGCGCTGCTTCTTGTGCTGCTCGTGGAGGAACTCGATCTGTTTCTTCTGGAGTTCGAAAAGCTTTTCCATAACCCCCAGGTACTTCTCCATTTCGTCGGTGTCCACTGAATCACCCCGAGTCACGGGCAAGAATACGCGAAAACCTGTTGCAGCGGCAAGGCGCCGCGGTAACCTACCGCTGAGCCGAAATGGCTCCCGGAGGAAAGAGTATGACGAACTCGAATCGAGGCAAGCGCTTTCCGCCCTCGCCGCTCACGCCCTTTGAGATCGAGAAGCTTCTCGCAGTTGCCGGTAACGGCGCGACGGCAAAGCGGAATGTCGCTGCCATCGTGCTGATGTGGCGCGGTGGAGCTCGCTGCGCGGAGTCGCTGTCCGTGCGACTATGCGACTTCGAGGTGGACGACGATGGGAACGCCGTGGTCCGCATCCTCTACCCGAAGGGTGCGGGCCGCGGCAAGCGCCCGAGGGTGCTGGGGCTGGGGAAGCGCAGCGTCGAGAGGATGCTGCCCTGGCTGGCTACCCGCGCCAAGCTGGGGATTCCAGACACGGCACCGCTGTGCTGCACGCTGAAGGGGAAGCCTGTCAGCACGCAGTACTTTCGAGAGTTGCTGCCGCGGTTGGCTACCCGCGCCGGCATCGACCGCAGGGTGCACGCCCATGCCTTCCGACACACGTTCGCCTACGAGTGCGTGCAGGAGGGCAAGAGCGTGCCGTGGATTTCGAAAGCGTTGGGGCACAGCAGCATCACGACGACGCTGACGTACCTCAACCACTTGGCACCCGCCGACGTGATCGACGGGATGCAGGAGAGAGACTGATGGTGAGCGATGAAATCATGAGGCTGGATCGTCGGATGCAAGAGGATCTCCAGCAGCGGATGCTCGAGCTGGACATCCCCGCGTACATGCACGAGGGCATCGTCGAGTACGTGTGTCACGGCATCGAGCCAGGTGGATTCCTGACGGCAGTCTTCGAGGATAAACTGGTGGAAGCAGCGGCGAAAGCAGACGACACCAACGCGAAGAAGCTGTACGAGTACGCATCGCTGATGTACGAACCCGTACCGTCGGCGTGCCGTGGCAAGGAGAATGTCAGCCATTGGATTTCGATCGGTGGGCTCGTCGGATTCTACAAGGAGAAGCATGGAGCCGTAGTTGATGACGAGGAGACGAAGAGCGGGCGCAAGGTGCGGCGCGACGAGAGCGAGTATCCGAAGCCAAGCAAGGAGGTGAAGCCGTGAAGGCGCACAGAGGGAGAGACGACGAGAGAGAGGTCGTGTTGAGGCTGCGAGCGAGGGATCTCGATTCGGCGAAGGGCATCGCCGACGAGATTCACGAGTCGATGCCGCCCGGATACGCCCATTTGCACACGTCGTTCAAGCGTGAGCATGGCAAGGGGCGGCAGCATTCCGTCACCGTGGTCATCATCCAGAACGATTCGAGAGAGCACACCCTCTCACTGAACGAGGCGGTGGACCTATGGTCCGGCTTGGAAGACTGACGGCAAAGGTCAGAGCCAAGGATCTCCTCCACGGCATGAACCGCACGGAGTCTGACTGGGCTGTCGAGCTCGAGGCTCGCAAGAAGGTCGGCGAGATCGAGCACTGGGCGTTCGAGTCGATGAAGCTCAAGCTCGCCAGCGGGGCCTGGTACACGCCAGACTTCTTCGTCGTTCTCGCAGACGGCAGTGTCGAGTTTCACGAGACGAAGGGATTCATGCGGGAAGCTGCGCGCGTCCGCCTGCTCACGGCCGCGCAGCTGTATCCGTGGTTCCGCTTCCTGCTGATCAAGCGCGGTGAGCGGACACGCTGGGACGTCAACGAGATCTCCGCCCCCGCGGAGAAACGGTAGGGGTGCGTCGATGTGCGTTCGACCAGCGCACTCGGCGGGTAGCCGTGTTTCGGGAGAAATGCGCGGCTGCAATCGGGGGAGGCGCGGAAAAGTTCCGCGCCCTCCCCGGTTACCTATCGTGCAATGCGGATCACGTCGGCCAACATCTGCGGATGGCTGACCCCGGATCGGGGCTCCTGCGGCATCTCTCGGCTACCCGCACGAGGGCGGAACCGTCTGGGCTTCGCGCGTCCCTCATGGACGGCCCTGCAATGGCGAGCCTCCATGATGTCGTTGCCCTCAATCCTGCTCCACCAGCGGGCAATCATCCTGCGGTGCGTGCATGGATCCCGCGATACGCCGTACGGGTAGGTCTTGTACCTGAGCCATGCGACGAGATAGAACCAGTCGGCGGCATCCCTCGCCGTGATTCGATTACTTGCCAGCGGGTTTTCAACCGCGAGTTCGGACCAATACGAGTCGTCCATCGTCGGAGCCGACGACGGGTAGAACCTCTCCATTCAACTCCCCCAGAGTCTATTCGTTGATGTCTGCCGTGAAATCCTTCCAGGTGATCTTGCCCCGCGACGCCTTCATGATCTCCATAGCGGTGACGACGCGGATGCGAGATGGCCGAGTCTCCCTTTCGACGAGGTTCTTGATCTGCCGCGGCTCGATGGTATCGAAGCGCTTGCAGAACGAGTACAGCGTCAGACCCGAATCATCCCACATCTGTTCGATCTTCTCAGCGAGGTCGAGCTTTTCCCAGTTCGTTGCCATGGGAGCCAAGCTACCTCAATCCTGCAACGTGTTCTAGTCTCTATCCATGGCGAAATACTGCGTATGCGGGAATTGGCTGGATCCGAATCCCGCCAGCTATCGACTGAACGAAGGTCCGTGTCGGTGCAGGGTTCCGAAGAGGCCAGAGAAGTCACTCACAATTTTCATGCGGGGACATCCCCGCGATCCAAAGCGAGCCCGTCTCGGATTGCCCGACCGGACTCCTCTGGAGAAAGCGGTCCTGAAAGGATCTTTCCATGAATGAAGCGTTTGTCGTCGTCTGTGACTCAAGAGATCGGGAGAAGTGGCTGGCTGCCAGGCAGGAGGGGGTCGGTGCCAGCGAAGCTGCAGCCGTCCTCGGCATCAGCCCGTGGGATTCGCGGCTGTCGCTGGCCGCTCGGAAGGCCGGAGCGATGGAGCCCATCGAGGACAACGAGTTCATGGCTGCCGGCCGCAGGCTCGAGCCCTTCATCGCTGAGTGGGCGTTGGAAGAGAACGAGATCAACCGGCGCGGGATGCCGTGCGGTCTGATGCTTCGCAGCATCGCGATGCCGTGGCTGTTCTGCACGCCGGACTGGTGGGTGGAGGAAGAGTACGAAGGCGAGAAGATCCGTGTCCCGCTACAGGTCAAGAACACCATGCGCGCTTCCGACTGGGATGATGGAGTGCCGGACCCGATCATGATCCAGTGCCAGACGGAGCAGATCGTCACGGGATCTCCTTGGAGCTACGCCGCTGCGTTGCTGACAGGCAACCGACTGCGATGGGTACGAGTCGATCCGAACCCTGATCTCCATGAGTCGATCATCACGAACACGAAGAAGTTCTGGGATGACCTTTCTGCTGGGAAGATCATTGATCCGGACGCCAGCAAGGCGAGCACCGATGCACTTCGTGCACTCTACCCGCAGGACAACGGCGAGACGATCGCACTCGACGGCGAGTACCTCGAGATCGCCCTGGAGATGGACGGACTCAAGCGCGAGCGGAAGGAGATCGACGAAATCATCAACCTCGGAGAGAACCGCATCAAGGCGGCGATGGGGGATGCGACGTTCGCCACGTTCCCGGACGGGAGCGGCTACACGAACAAGACACAGACGCGGAAGGAGTACGTCGTGAAGGAAACTTCATTCCGCGTGCTCCGACGAAAGGATGCGAAATGAGCGAGCTGACCACGACGAAGCAGAAGGAGTACTCGATCCAGGATTACCTGATGTCTCCGACGTTCCACCGGCAGCTCGCCCTGGCCGCGCCTCGTGACGTCCAAGCGGAGCGGATGGCGAGGGCTGTACTCACCCTGGTTCGCGGCGATCCGAAGCTTGCGAGCTGCACGCCGAAGTCCCTCATGTCGGCGGCGATGTGCTGTGCGCAGACCGGGCTCGAGCCTGGGGCGCTGGGGCACGCCGCAGTGGTTCCGTACAACGGGATCGCGCAGTGGCAGGCGATGTACAAGGGGCTGCTGCACCTGATCTACAGGTCTGACAAGATCAGCGCGGTGCAGGCCGGCGTCGTGCACGAGCTTGACGAGTTCGACTACGACGAAGGGTCGTCACCGTTCGTCCACTGGAAGCGCGGGCTTCGATCGGAGGATGAACGAGGCGATCGGATCGCAGTGTTCGCCGCGATCGTTCCAAAAGAAGGGCCGTCGATCGTTCGAATCGAGCACATTTCAGAAATCGAACGAATCCGCAAGCAGTACAGCAAGGGCAAGCGGGATGACCGACCGTGGGTGACGGAGTACGACGAGATGGCGCGCAAGACCGTGGTCAAGCGCGCAGCCAAGCTCGCGCCGATCAGCGTCGAGATGGGGTTCGCGATCGGCTACGACGACCTGGCCGAGGTGGGGAAACCGCAGCTTGCGTACACGGACGAGCCGAAGGTGGAGGAGTACTGCAACCTGACCGTGGGAGACACGGACATCGCATGCTCACTCGCACCGGGGCACGAGGGAGAGTGCTCGCCTACTCCTCTTTCGGAGGAATGACCTCCTTCTTCCCCAGCCTGATGCCACACTGTCCGAACACCGGGCCGGCTTCGCACGGCACGCTGAAGTAGGGCGTCACGCTGACCAAGTTCCACTGGCAAGCTTTCAGCCCGTCGGGCGTCGGCTGCGTCAGCGGAATGAACAGCAGGCACATGCGGATGGCGTCGAAGATCGGAATCATGCTCTACCTCTTGGCCGACAGCGGCTCGGTGGTGCGGATGCGATTGATGACCGTCACGATGGCGTTCAGGATTGTCGCCACCGGCACGGCGTACTCTGGCGGCAGCATCTCGGCCATATGCGCCGCGCCAATGGCGGCGTTGACGATCAGGCCCCAGCGGATCGTGCGGCTCTTCAGCCATTGCTTCAGGATGACCAACGGTAGTTCCCCCTTCGGTGCGCGCGCGCGGCGCTCTTTGGCGGTCTGCTTCATTCGGGCACCAACCTTTCGATCTCGTCAATGCGGCTCGCCGGCCCGAAGGCTTCGCGGGTCAGGCTGTTCATTTCAGCCTGCAATGCGCTGAGCTTCGTGGCTGTGCTCGCCTCCAGGTTCTGGAGCCGGTTGCGGGACTCGATGCGCTCGCTCCGGTTGCGCTCCAGCGACGCGTGGATGTTGCTCAGCTCGCTGCCCGCGTTCGGGTGCCACGGCTCCAGGTTGTGGCGGCGGGTTACTTCAGCGAGTGTAATAATGCTCTTCTCGTTCCTTGCGATGTCCTTGTTCGCAACGGCGAACAGGAAATAGACCAGTGTCGCCGCCATGCCGACAAGTGGCACGGCCACACCGATCGCGGACAAGATGACCGGCCAGCTCGTCTCTCCACTTCGCGAGATGCGCTCGGACAAGTCGAGATGTGACTCGGCAATCCGCGCGCTGAGGTCGGTCGTGGTCTGCGCCATCCGGTCGGATACCAGCCGGATGTTGTCGCGCGTTTCAGTCGCCAATGCGCCCAGCGACTTGGCAACGTCGCGTACCTCCTGCTGCGTCTGCTCGAGCCCAACGGTAAGCTCTTCGATCGTGATGCGGTGATTTCCATCCGGCTTCGCCTGCGGCAATTTACCACTCCACCATCAATCAAACCTTCCCCGGTCGTCGTGCCAGCCGAGAGTCACGACCGTTATCTGAGTAGATGCGTCGTTCAATGAGCGGCACCTGATTTCCCTGTCAGCGTCTGTTCTGATGGAGATCTCTGCTCCGACGTCGATGCTCGTAGCGGAGAAGAAAGAAAGATGCGCCAACGGGGCTGCTGTCTGGGAAGGGGAAGCGCTTGTCGTCGCAGTCTCCGTGAATACCACAAGACCCGGTGCTCCGCTCAACGTACCGTTCTCGTTCACCATTAGCTGAGTTCGAAGAGACGGAGGGCTGTATGTGAGGGCGATGTCTACCCCGGCTGTGTAATCGGCTGTGTTGGTGAACGACACGATTGGAACGACCCATCTGAAGTCATCACCATCCTGAAGGAAGTCGAGCATCGACGCTGAGTCGTGCACCCATCCGATTCTTCGGAAGTACGTCCAGTCGGTAAGCTCTGCCGCGGCCTGGCCGTTCGTGAAGTCAGCGTCATCGTCGAATGCAATTTCGGTTGTCCCGTCTGCCTTCGCAATCAGGAATACACCGTACCATCCGAGGTTCGCAGCGACGCCGGATACGCGGCCACCTAGCCCATCTCCTTCGACCCACGGATTGCCTGCGCTGATGTCCTTCGTCAGTGCGCTATTCAGTCTCGCATTGATCAGCGACGGATCCGATGCGTCTCCGATACGAGCTTCACCAGTACCGACTGTCAATATTGAAGCCGAAGTCCGAGTGAGCTGGAGCCCGCCGATGGATCCTCGAGCCCATGGCGCTTCGATCGGAACGAGGTTCGCCACAGGGTGTGCATCTCTGAGCAGCACGTTCTGGTCGGTGTCGAGATAGATCCTTCCTGCCGTAGCTGCGGCGGCAGCGGGCAGTGATGCCGTGGCGAACTGAGCGATGTTCTGTTCTGTCCATGTGGTTCCGTTCGAGTACCACAGCCGACCTTCATCGTTTGAGAAGAACAGTCCGATCCCAAACGCGGCCGCAGCCGGTCGGTTTACATCAATCGCCACGCGGATCTCATCCACGTTGCCGGCGTTGTGCGGGGCTTCCAGCCTGGACGGCCCTCGCATTTGCGCAAACGTGTCTGCCACGAGCAACGCGCCGTCGCCCGAAACCGTCGTCGCTCCGCTGATTGCCGTCGTTGCGATGGACACGGAACCATCCGCTGCAAACGTCAGATACCCGCTTGCTCGCGTCACCTTGTCAGGCAGCTCGAGACTCGGGTAGCCGTCGTCCGTGTCGCGGTCGGTAGAAGGCTGGCGGATGTACCGCTCTTCCTTGCCGTTGTACTCCTGGGTGAGCATGACCAGTCGATCGAGAGCGTTCTCGACGGAAGCTGCCGGGAACTCCTGGCTCGGCGTGAGATCGACCTGCTGCGTCTGATCCGTGACGCGGTCGATGTGGACCTCTTCTCCGCTCGCCGGGATGGAAGCCGCCACGAACGTGACTCGCCCGGTGCTCCCGTTTCCGCCCGTCACCGTGTAGTCAGTCGTTTCAACCTGGACAACATCGACACCCGTAGCAACCGTGCGGATCGTGACGACGATCTCGTCCGAATCGAAGAACTCGAACGACGTATCGAAGTCCGTCGTGGATCCGTTCCCGTCGAACGTGTCACGAATCGTCGTGGTAGTGACTGTCATCTCGGCCCCACTTTCAGTGTCTTGATCCGTTCGCGCTCATCGGCAACGAACTGCCGAAATGCGTCGAGCCCATCCACGTCGGGAATCTCACCCCTCTCCAGCTCAACGCGAGCAGCCTGACGGTAGACCGAGACGGCTGCCTTGATCATATCGGCCCGGTTACCCTCCGGCCCATCCGTCATCCTCTCGGAGAGGTATCGCCTACCGGCGCGGCCCTTCCCCTGCACCATATCGTTCAGATTCTCGATCAGTGTCTTCCCCTTGATCGGCAAACGATTCCCAGCGAGCTCGGCGTACAGCTCATAGACACGCGGGAACGAGCGAAGGTTCACGCTGACGCCGCCAGGGAACTCGACGATCTTCGGAACGCGCGGGATTCCAAGCTTCAATCGGACCATCTCGTGGTCGATTGGGAAGCCCTGCTCCTCCGTGACTCGCACCGGAGAGAGCACATCGAAGAGGGTTCCGTGGACGGCATCGTCCTGGATCGGGAATCCCCAGAGATCCAGCCGCCTGGGCAGCGACTTCTCCAGCTCTGGGATCATTGCCAGAACGCCCTCGTAGATCGAGAGAACCTCTGGCCTTGTCACGTCCGTTGCCTGGACACCGGTACGCAGCAACGTAGACATCGGAAGTGCGCTCTGAAGTGTCTTCTGGACGAACGCTGCGCCGTACCGATCGCTGTCCTGCATCGCCATTACGAAGTTCGAGAGCCCTGTCAGGTAGGTCTTGTCGAGCCCCGTCTCGGCTGCGGCCAGGACGAAGGCTGCCAAAACTTCTGACGCCTGCTCCATCGAATCCGGATCGTCAATATCTCGCGTCTTGAATACTTCTCCCATCTTTGCAGCGATACCAAGCTGCATCCCCATCGGATCGAGACGGTTGTAGCTGTACCACCTGTTTCCGATCTTCACGCTGTTGGGCTGCCAGCCAGTTCGACGCAACGCTTCGCGCCTGTCCATGTCACTCGGACCATCTCCGGTGATCGTTCCGGACCATGCAAGATCCATGAACAGCATCGCCGCTGCGGTTCCGGCTCCGAGACGAGCGAGTGCGATGTCCTTCTCCGCACCCGTTCCTCGGAACACCGCGTCACGCCAGGCCGGAACGATCGGAGCGAGTGGGCTGTTCTCCAGCGAGTAGCGAACGATGTTGTCCACGACACGCATGAAAGGAACCAATAGAAATGACGGATTGTACGTCCCCCAATCCCTGAAACGGATCAGATGTGACGTTCCTTCTGACGGTGCCCTCGTCAGTGTCTGGTAGAGCGCAGCGTCGGCGGCCTCGAGGCGGATCGACTGCGGAGGATTATCCAGGATCTCCTTGAACGCCGTCATGATCTCGTCTGGCGTCCCACCACGCTTCGACGCCATGCGCCATGCCTGCGCGTATAGCTCACCGCTGTATCCGACGATCTTGAAGAGTGAGTCGCCTGCCTGAAGCAACGATCCAGGAGTCCTGGTGAGGTGCCCCATGAAGTTCAAGAATGCAGCGCCTGGAGAATTCTGGATGTTGAAGTTGTCGGTTGAGATCGCTTGGCGTGGTGCCTGTCCACGCATCCTGCTTGACGAATCGACGTTGAACTTTCCAGAAGTTCCTCCTGGGATAAGACCCAGAATCTCCTGCCTCGCGTTCTTGTGCTGCCCCGTCACGCTCAGAGACGTGCGGATCCCGGCGAGATCACCCATCAGCATCGCCCACGCCTCGCCAGGCATCACGTTATCGCCAGTGACGCTGCCCATCGCCTGACGCGTCTTCACGGCGAGCTGCCTGATCATAAGCGCGTGCGTGGAAAGGATCGCGTTGCTCGCGAAGTTGACGAGATGTGTCTTCGGACTCCATAGCAATCCGTTGACGAACGCCTCCTTGACCGCAGCCATCGTCCGCGCGCCGAATCCGAGTCGGGCCACCTGATTGATGGCACCCGGTGACATGTCGGAAGCGAGAAGATCTCGCATTCGAATCGCCAGGGCTTGCGACACCTCAGCTTCTCCGAACTGCTGCATCATCGTCATGGCAATACGGGTGCGCTCGATGTCTCCGGCAGATGCGGGAATGTTGAACGATTGAAGAGCGCGTCCGGCCTCCGCCCTCATGCCGAGGACTTGGTTGTTGATGGCGGAGAACACGGCGAGCGCTTTCCTGAACTTGAACTGATCCAGAATACCTGCATTCGGTGCCGCGGCTTTCTCCGCGAAGCCCATGAGTGATTCGGCCGAAGCCACCCAGATTCTGCGCGCCGCTACGGCCTGCTCGGCATTGAGCGCGGTTCCTGTCCGCCTGGAAAGCAGGGCTTCCGGCGTAACCCCGAGTCGCTCGGCCTCCGCCAGCGTCTTCCTGTTCGATCGCGTGCCTCGGCGAGCTCGATTCACCGCCGACAGCGTGATGTCCGTTACCTCCTGCATCAGCTCGGCGATGTCTTCTTCGGTGTCGATACGGGCGAGGTTGATGTCTACGACCGTCGCCTCGGCAGCCGCTCGCATCTGGAGTTCCTGCGGATCCATGTCCGGGAAATCACGCTCCAGCCTGCGCATCGCCTTGTCGATCGCATTGAACGACTTCTCTTCAACCGTGAGGCGCGGTGCGCCAGGATCTCCGAGGGCAAGCTCCTGCTCTGTGAAAAGTCGCTTCTTCAAAAGAAGCTCTGCATTCGACATCGGAAGGTCTTTGATGCGCTGCGGTTCTCCTCGCCTCGATGCGAGTCTGGCATTGCGAAACGCCTTGAGCATGATGAATCCGCCATCGACGGCCATGCCGAACACGGCCTCGCTGAGCGCGCTCTTCAGCCTCGCCTCCATCCGCGCATCCGGCGCAGGGCTGTTGAGGTAATCCATCACTGGATCCTTCAGCTTCGGATGGGTCTTGAGGAAAGCGTTCAGATCCTCCTCGGTCTGATCGACGGTGACAAAGCCTGCAATCGCCCCGGCGATGTTCGGCTGAACGATGTGCTCTGCAATCTGCCCGCTAATCCCAAGCCCCTGACGCAGCTTTGATAGCTGCCCCATCACGGGCAACATGGCCGACATGAATTCCGTCGTCGATCGGGCCATCTCGCCGCCAAGCGTGCGGGCGGGTTCCGGTGTCTTCGACTCGATCCAGTCAGCGATGCTGCCGGCCAGCGTCGGCTCTGTGGACGGAGCCTCCGAAACGGCACCAAGCCTTCTCGCGAAATCGGTCTGCTGGAACTGGTCCGCCCAGACGTTGAAGTCATCGACCATCTGGAAGGCAGATGACGCGAACTCCATCGGACCCGCAACGGCACCCTGCATCATATAGTCGCCAGTCAGAAGTCCGCTCTTCGCATCGCGCGCAACCACGCCGGCGACACTACCCACCGCTTCGTTCTCGGAACGCACGTTCTCGAGAACATCGCGCAGCGTTCCGTCGAACCCGCCGATTTCAATCGTCTTCCTGGCTGGAGCTTGCGGCAACACCTCGCCGCCGGCCGGAGGCAGTGGCTGCTGATCCGGATTCGCCGCGCGACGCTCAGCGTTGCGCTCAAAGAAATCACGGAGATACTTCTCGTTCTCCGTCTCCTCCTGGAGAGCACCGTACTCGTCGCCGAAATCGAGATCGCTCATTGATTCACATTCGCCTTCGGTCGGATCGCGGAGGCAGCCGAAGCCTTTTCAATCGCCAGACGGTACACGTCAAGAAGCCTCGCCTCTTCGGCTGCAGCCTGAAAAGTGATGATCCCTGCTCTCGCGTCGCGCTCGAGATAGTCGGCGATCGTGTTGATAGTGGTCAGTGTCAGATCAGAACGTGATCCACGATACCCGTAGGGAAGCCGCAAGGAATTGAGGTCGTTCAGAATTTCCTGGTTCCCGTACTCCTCTATCAACCGATCTCCCATTGACTTGATGGTTTGGTAGTCAGCGTCTTGGTTGTTCGCGAACCACTCGTCGAATTGGGAGACTGCGTTCGTGGAACGAATGAAAGATGACTGGGCCATTTCCGCTGTCAGGTACGAGATGTACTCAGGCGGGAATGCTTTCACGTTGTTGTAGACACGCTTCCGTTGTGAGGCGTACGGAGAAGGACCCCTGTTGTACCCGTCCAGAGATCTCGCAATGGCTGCCTGTCGATTCGATTCTGCTGTGATTTGCCCTTCGAACCCTGAAAAAGCGCCGTCTTTGATCCTTTGATCAGCGTACGCCTTTGCATTGACTCGGCGCGCTTCATCGAGACGACCTTCGTTGATCAGGCCCTGGATGAAAATCATCGTCTCTCGATCGTTGGGCGTCGCTCCCTCTTTCAGCTTCCCGAAGATGGTGTTCACACCGGATGCGGAAAGCCTGGGGGCATCGGCCTGTAGCTCGTTGAAGCCATACGCATCGTTGGGATCTGCGATTCTGACAAGCGCGTTCTTCAGCGTTTCACTTTGGATAGCGGTCTGTTGCGCTGCGGCCCTTCTCTCTGATTCGTTTTCCAGTGCAATCACACGCCGGTTCGCGACATCAACGAATTGAGCCGCCATGATCGGATCGAGGCTGGAGAACTCCGGGTCGTTCTCATCAATGCGGGCCAGGAAATCGAATGGGTCTTCGGTGATCGCCGTCCGCGCGGCAGCGTTGGCGACGTTGTCCCGCCACTTGGCGAAACGGGCTTCTCCTTGTTCTGGCGTCAGGTGTCCCTGATCCACTGAGAACTGAATCCGCCTGATCGCATCGGCTTCGACGTTCGACTTCTGCTCCGCATCGAGGCCGAGTGCATACGCGCGCGCGTCTTCGAACAGTGCGCCGTCGAGATCGGCAACAACGTCCTTGGCGCGCATCGAGGATGCCGCCATTCCAATCGTTCGGCGTGCCTGTTCGTATCGGTTCTGAGCGTTCGCCGTGACGACGTCGCGGACATCGCCGTTCGAGATCGTGTCGAGAACGCCCTGGATGTGCTCGGCGGCTCGCAGGTTGAACTCGCCAGGGAACTGCTGGTAGTCATTCCGGCCGCGCATCTCGACTTCGAGATCGTTCAGGCCGGCATTGATCGCCGCGTCCGCCCGGTTCATCTCCTGCGTCTGCTCGCGCTTGATCTCCTGGAGCGAGAACTGCGCTGCGGCATCGGCTAGCGCAGCGACGCCCTGCTGAACCGAGGCACCCGCTGCAGCCTGCGCGCGGGCAGCCGCGAAGCCGCCAGAGCCGGCCAGGGCTGCCGAGGGCTGCGTGGGAACGGGTGTGAGAGCCGTGTCTCGTGTGGGTACTTGCGGCATCAGCCCACGACCCCCGAACCGAAGCTACCCAGTGGCCCCTGGTTCGGGTTCTGGAGCGGACCCGGCGAGGGGATGAAGACGCTCCTGCCGCCGCCAGACGCAAAACCTGCCTGCGTGGTGAACTGCGCCGCGCCCGCGGCACCCGTCAGGATCGACTGGATGCCCTGCGCCGTGAACGCCTGCGCCTGCGCGTCTCCCGTGATCTCCGCCTGGACCCCGGCCAGCCGCTCCTGGAACGCCTGGGAATCGAGGCCGAACTTCTGGTGGAGGGCGTCGAGCTCGTTCTGGATCTCCGTGTCGAGGATCAGATCGAGCGCGGAGCCGGTGCCAGGCAGCACCCCACTCTTCGCAAACGCCACGCGCTGCCGCGCGACGAGCCTCCGGCCGGAGGTTCTCGTCTCGTCCGCCCGGATGCGCCCGATGGCCTCGAGGGTGTCTGCGTTGAGCTGGGCCTGGGCATTGGCGGCCCGGCCGGCCTTCTCGGCCGTGCTGGCCGCAGAAAGGCTCCCGAACAGACCAGACGCTGCTGATCCGGCCATCAGACCGTACACACCCGCAGGCGGCATCCTCACCCTCCTCCGCGCAGAAAGTAGGTCATCTGGCCCGGTTTCCCCTCGCTCCCTTCTGCAGCTTCGGGAGGAGTGCGACGAGTGTCATGGGCAGCGGGTCGGCCTGCCGAACGTAGACCTCTCCGTAGGTATCCCACCCCGCATCGAAATCGACTTCGATGTCGCCTGTGAACAGCCCGGTCAGAGTGCCCATCTCGAGGTCGTGGGGCACGAGGTCAAGCTCAGTCAGATCCGAGGAGTTCGGCCCGTACGTCCCGCCCATCGTGTTGTCGAGGCGGAGAACGAGGTGATCGATCCGGCCCAGCTTGCCCTGCGCAGACCCCTCCTGATCGGTGAGCGCGAGCCGCAGCGACTGGAAATCCGATTCGTAGCGGAACCCGATGTGGACCTTCGACGCTGCCTCGTCGAGTGTCAGGACCCCGCCAGCCGACACCGTCTGATCGCGCAGCACGTTGCCATCGGCCAGCACATCGACCGTCTCGTTCGCCAGATGCGTGAGGCCATCGATGGAGGTCTTCGCGACGCCGTTGTAGGTGATGCCGCCGTCCACAAAGAATGCGTCATCAAGCGAATCGTCCGTGGCAAAGATGTCCTCGATGAACTCGATCCAGCGCACGGTCGATCCGTTCACCGTCCGCCTGACCGAGAGCCAGACCTGATCGTGCTTTCGATTCTCTCGCCCGACACTGGAGGCGTCCCCTGCCGGCGACGGGATCACAGCGACGGATTCAATGACGACGTCAGTACCGCCAGCCTCGATTCTCCCCCATCCACTCACGTTCTGATCTCGCATGATTGCGATCGACAATGCCTCGCCATCGACCTTCGTCATGTACGCGGTGGAGAACGGAGCCGGCGCGTACTCCACCTGTGTGATTCCCGATTCGGTAATTTCTTCGGCCAGGAGCGTCAGATCTTCCGCCAGGTACGAATCGGATTCGAATGAATAGCCAAGAGAGAACGCCTTGAGCGCAGTGTCCGAGATGTAGACGACGCGATCGTCCACGACGATTGGACGGATGCGCAGGGATCCCTTGGCGGTTCTTCCCAGGATCTGGACGTTCGAAGGCGTGATTGCAGACGTGATCGTGGAAGCCTGTACGCTGAACGTGTTCGATGCGGTTCCAACGATCAGCGTTCTGATCGCTGACATCCACTGGATGTTGTTCACCTCATTCGAGCTGATCACGAACGTCAGCGCGTTGTCGTCGTTGACCGTACTGTCGAGATCTCCAGCGGATCCCGTCGGCCTGAAATTGAGAAAGTCTGCCGTCACGCTCGCGTACAGCGTGAGTGGGGCTCCTGCGTTCCCACCGAACCAGAGCCTCTGCTCGTGGAACGACACCGCCGCCGGGAATCCCCTCTCCGCACGAGACGACCAGGCCGGGACTCGCCACAGGGTGGAAGCAGTCGTTCCCCCAAAATTCGATTTTACGTTGGCGCGCGCGACAGGGAGCATCCCATCGCCAGAAATCGAGACGACAGCTCCAGTAGCAATCTCAGTGAATGTCGTGGGACGCCCGTTCTTCGTTTCCGTCAAGTAGAACGAATCCACATCGACGAATCCGATGTAGTAGTCCGTGTTCTCATCGAATCCACCGGGCAGGACATTCGGTGTATCTGGCTTCAATCGGAACGGACCTTCACCTCCAGTGAAACCATGAGCGACGACGTCGATCACACTCGAGATGATGACTGGAGTCGCAGAGAATGATCCAGTTTCGATGTCAACCCTGTCCACATCCTCGATTGCATCCTGCTTCGATGTGTAAAACGCAAGCGTGTTCGCATCGACAGCTCGGATCCAGTATTCACTCGTTGTCGTAAGACCATCCGGGAGTACTCCGCCACCGTCCACGTTGAGCCGAACGAGCTCTCCGGTATCCATCAAGTGGCCGGTTGCAGTCACCTGCTCCAGGGATACGTTGATCGCGGACATGTTCGCCGTCTGCACGTCACCAGAGCCGACATCGAAAGTGACTGGATCGATCGAGACGATTCTCGCCCATCCCCAGTTGCCAGTCGATTCCGTGTCGATTCGGACAGGAGTCCCGACGTCGGCTGGCGTCCAGTATGCCTTTGAACTCGTAATCGTGATGTTGTTCCCGGTGTTCGCAGACGGCTGCATCGTGTGATCGGCATCCGCATTGATGTCCAGATACGGGCCGTCATCGAACTCAATGACTTCCAGGCTGAACCCTTGGGCAGAGAATCTCGACAGCGTTCGTGGCGCGTGATTCCTATGCACGAGATACATGACGTCGGCGGAACGATCGAACTGAATCTCGAACAGCTCACTTTCTAGATACGGCGTGTCGATCTCTACGATCGTTGCCGTGTTCAGGGTGAGGGTGTGGGTTCCGATAGGGCTTGGATCATCGAAGGTGGTGACAGGACCTGTTCTTCCTTCGGCGAGCCGGAAGACATTCCTCGCATACTCGTCCGTTGGGCGGAGCACCATATCACCATCGCCAGCGCTCGTGATGTTGACGGAGGTGCCGCCTCGTGTTTCAGAGAGTTGAAAGGTGTCGTCCGATACGACGTTGATCCAGTAGTCCTTCTCAAGCTCGAGTCCGCCTGGGATCGTGCTGCTCGTCTCCAGACGGAACGGACCCATTCTCGATGTGAGGTTGTGAGAGACTTTTGAAATCGTCTCTGCGGTGGTGGAGACGTCTCCGTCTGAGAATTCAATTGGCTGCGGCTTGCGTAGGAAATACTGTGTTGACGTGTCGAAGGTTCCGGTCGTCGTAGCTGTGAAAGGACCTGCGTTGTGTGCGTACCCGTGTCCTACAGATAGGAACTCGGACGAGTCCGCATATGCCTGTGTTTCGGCAATGATGACCAGTGGAGAATGGAGAAGCTTCCCCTCGTTCCTGAAGAACCTCATCTTCAGATGCGAAAGCTCGATGACATACGACTCGTCGTCGGATACGACAAACGGGATCAGCCTGGATACGACTGTAGAATCGGATGCTTCTGAGACGAACCGGGTTCCGGATCGGCGTACCAGCGGACCCTGCGGAGTCACCTGGAAGTTCTTCAAGAACGCGGCGGCTCGCGCGTAGAGAGCCAGGTCCGTTCTGCCGTAGAGCCTCGGAGAGAACTCCCCGGCGTTGAATGCATTTTGGATCGGGGAGAATCTAGGCATCAGTCCCTCTCTCTCGCCCTTCCCCGGGTAGACAACCAAGCACTGAAAGGACGAACCTCTCTTGGCTGCTGTTCTTGACCGTTCGCTGTAGCAGCCGCTTCAGAACGACTTCTGAGTATTCCGAATACTTCACGGAGCTTCTCGCTCGATCCTGTCACAGCCTCCGCGAGATCCACGGCAATCAGCGCCGACAGGGTCTGGCGGAAATCGACAGTCATATCCATGGGACTTTCAACGCGCCGAATATACTCGATCTTCAGCGGAGGGAAGATGTTGGTGATAATGGCCCTCCCCTCGATGATCCAGGAGAGAGCGTACTCATTCTCGACATCCACGACGCGAAGGCAGTCTTTCGGAAGCGGATACATGTATCCGTATTGCCAAGCCGGTTTTGTCGCAGACGAGGAAATCTCTGCCCTTGTCACCGCGAAAGACCACGGAATCACGCGAAGGAGCTCGTCCCGAAGATCGCAAAAACGATCAGCGATTAGCCTGGCAGTCTTCTTTGAGTCATTGAGGGAGTCTATTCTTTGCTCCCCGAGAAGGACGAGGGCACCGTTGGCAATCGAAGTCTCGGATGCGGAAAACTCGTCAGCCGCTGTTGTTGGAACCGTCGCTGGAGGAGGAGCGATTGGTTTCGTGTACGTTATTTCGAGAGAAGCTCCGAGAGCCTCGATCTCTTCAATCGTGTTGTCCACCTTCGTAGGGTCGAACGCAATCGCGAACCGACGATCTGTTCCATCGCCGATGATGTCGTAGTTCGGGAGGTTTACGCCGCCGTCATTGATGATGGCGTCTATCACCTGACCGAGATTGGCAGCAGTGTAGTCAGGCGAAGTTGACGCATCGCCGAAGCTGACCGTGTCGTCCACCAGTCGGAGCACAGGCATTGTGTACGGGCCGTACAAAAGCGCGGCCAGATGATTCGGTGCGCTGAATGTCGCGTTGGTGTCGTTGACCGTGGGCTGCGGAAGCGAGTAGTCGCTGAAGATTGCGTGCCTTCCGAATCCGTTCGTCGATCCTTTCATCCCGAATGAAGATCCGCCCTGGGCTTGAACCATTTGCAATTCTATGGTGTTCGTAGCGTCAGGCCACGTCGCGTCACTTAGTTGATAGATGATGACTTCGTTCGCACTATTGCGGATGTTCCTGGAGAAATTGAAAACGACAGGAACGTCCTGTGCAGTCGGCAAATCGTTGAATAGAACAGCGTCGGAAGTCTGAATCAGATCTCCGCGTCTCCAGTAGTACGGACCACCCGTCGTGCGATAGGCGTCGATCGTCAGGCTTGGGTTGGAAGCAAGCGAGCCGATTCGTCGCATCCTGGCCTGAAAGCGGTTGACGTCTTCGACTCCGTTGTGCGCCAATCCGAACATCGGAGCGACGTCGCCTTCCGCAGGGTCCATCGTGTAGTAGTAAAGAGTCGGAGCGGGCGGCTCGATCCAGCTCGTCGCGACAGCCGCCGTGGCCCCCCAGGCAGAGGACCTGCTCTGAGTTCCGGATGAAACCTGATCCCAGTCGGTGGTCCGACCCCAACCGCTGGCGTCGTTCAGCAGAGCCATCCGGAGGACGAAATTCGCGAATGCGAGCTTCTTCCAGGTAAGCGTAATCTTGGCACTGTGAATCGTACTGCCGCGTGGAACGTCATCGAGGTTCCAGGCGATGTATGCGGTGGCCTTCCGGCTGAAGGCGTCGTCGCCGAACTTGAGCGTGGACTCGGTGGAGTTGTCGCCCTGCGGGAGCTTGTCTCGATACCCATACGTGTCGCTGACGGGGTAGTAGACGCTGGTTGTACTCACGGTCTTGGCGACTCGTGACTATAGAGGCGTGCCTTGCCCACTAGGGATTCTCCTGGAGAATCCGACCGCGTCTCTTGAGTCGAGCCATTCACCGGCTTCGACGAAGGCCGGGCTTGGTTCTTGCCCGTCTGGCGTGCGGGCGGACTGAAGCTTCGACTGATAGATGTTCTGGAGCTCCTGGACCTTGGTATTCGTTCCGGTGATCGCCTCAGCCAGATCCCACGCGAGGTGGGCGGCGAGGGCCTGGCGGAACAGAACGTCCATCTCCGTGGGATCCGTTACCTGCTTGGTGTAGACGATCTCGAGGGGCTCCCCGAGGTCCGTCACGATCGCGCGCCCCTCGACGCGCCAGGGCTCGCCGCCGGGGTTGTTGACGTTCAGGAGGCGAAGCAGGTCTTCGGGGAACGGGTAGAGGTTGTTGAATCCCCATACCGGCTCCTCCGTGTCCTTCGCGATCTGCGCCCTGGCCTGCGCGAAGTTCCACGGATGCACGCGCAGCGTGTCGTCGCGCACTTCGTCGAACCGCTCCTTGATCAGCTTGGCGGTCTTCGACGTGCCATCGATCGAGTCAATGCGACGCTCGCCCAGAAGGACGAGCGCCGCATTGGCAATCGAAGTCTCCGAGGGAGACGAGGCCATGGATCAGTTTCCACCCGCGGTGTAGACGGCCTCCAGGACGAACTCGGCACCAACCGTCACCGCAGTTTCCGTGTTCATCGTCAGCACCAGATCCCACAGCTCGACGGGGTCTGCGGAGTAGGATCCTCCACCCTCGTCGGCGAGCTGCCAGAGGTGCTTTCCGCGGTCCTCGTCTTCGAGTACCGCCAGCGCGAAAAGATCGACACGCGCGATGGCAACGGTGAGGTCGTCGCAGGGTGACGTCGCAGCGGCGCAGAACAGGTCCAGGTCGATGACCGCCCCTCCGTCCGTGGCGTAAAGACCCATGTCGGAAGTCATTGTCGTTCCGGTCAGAGACGGAGTGCTCAGGTACAGGTGGATCAGCCGATCGGAACTCTTCATCTGCATGAAGCGAACCTGCTCGTCGTCCGTCACGCCTGCCGCCACTGTCGCCGTGGCGCGCTTGTAGCGGAGCGTAGCGTGGTCGAGCCCCGGTCCGGCCTTGATGCGAGGATCGTCCTGTGAAGTTCCGCCGACGGTCGTCGTGAAGTGGTCTGAGTAATAATCGGCCATTTGATTTCTCTCTTTCTTTCACCCGCGCCTCAGAGCCCCGGACATTCCGCTGACTCGTTGCGCAGAATCAATAATCGTAGTTCGTCCCGCCTTCGGCCTGGATGTAGTAGAACTCAATGACGAACTCGCCAGTGGCGTTGTTGGTCGGAGTGAACGATACGTCCGTGATGATGTCCACGGCAACCTTCGGGTCTTCCGAGTACGTCGTCAGTCCGTGCTGGTTCATGTGATCCCAGAGAGGCTTCCCGCGATCATCAGCTCCGAGGGTTCCTCCCTGGAAGAATAGAGACGTCTTGCGGGACTCTGATGTCATTCCGGCGTTCGTAAAGTAGAACGAACCCAGCCGGGTGCTCGTGCCTCCACTGATGAAATCGTTTTGCAGCTGTGCCGACATGGTCAAGTTGCCATTGGCCTGCCCTTGGGTCGACAGGAACACGTCGATGATCCGGTCGGAGCTGTGGAACGATACGGTTCGGATGAACTCGCTCTGGTTGTAGCCAGTCGGGGCTGGTTCGCCTCCTGCCGGCCTGTCTTCCGTGACGAGGTTGATGTATGCGCGCTTGTAGCGAATGATGCCGCCGGACTCACCCATCTCCCGCTTGAAATCAGGATCCCACGCGAGTAGCGGCTCGCCTGTTTCTGGGCCGAACAGCGATGAGTAGTAGGTCGTCATGACACCGCCTTCGTGTACCAGAGCTGGACGTCGATGTTGCCGTTGATGATACCGGCACCGCCCACATCGGTGATCGTTCCGATGAGATCCCACTCCTGGTGAGGGTTCGTCGAGTAGGACAAACCCGTCACGCGATCGTTGGCAATCTCCCAGAGACTCTTTCCAAGATCGTCGAAAGGATCCATGAGTGCCCCGGGATTGGCGAGAACCGACTCTTCCTCGAGTGTCGATCCGATGTCCACGACGCCGGCCAACATGTCAACAGCATTCGCATGAACGAGGGGGCCGTCGTGAGCGATTCCCTTGAGCGCGATTCCGATGTCCATGTCAGTGGCTGCCGTCCATGGAGCTTTCGTGCTCACGAGAATCCGTAGCGGAACATCGCCGGATTTCATCGGGAACAACCGCAGAACGTCTCCATCCTGCACTGGGTCAGTGGCTGGAAGATTGCGCACGACGCACTTCATGTAGCGGACTGGAGCGTACTGCCGCGTCGCTGAAATCTTCAGCGTCGTTCCGTCTTGCGCGAGCTGCGACGAAGCCGTCGCGCTTCCGAGATACTGGTCCGAGAAGTACGTGGTCATGTGTAGAACATCGCGACGACGAGTTTTCCACTCGTCGTGTTCCCAGCAATGTCGGTCGGCGAGACGGTCAGATCCCACTCCTCCTTGGGATCTTGCGTCAGCGCAACACCCGCATCGGCAGCGTGCTCCCAGCACCGCTTGCCAGCGAGCTCGATCGATCCTCCCGCCACATCATCGGTCGTGACGTTGAAGTCCTGGTACGCGCCGTTCGTTGGATCGATCGTGATGTCTCCGCCAGATCCAGAGAATATCTCCGCATCAACGATCGCACCGTCGTGATTCGCGCCCTTCTTGTGAAAACCGATGTACGCGAGCGGACTCGTTCCACCATCGAACTGACCATCGGTGCTGAACCGAAGCTCAACGACCCGGTTTCTCGACCGGATTCGAGCCATCCTCACGACGTCGCCATCGCTGAGAGATGCCCCTACGGCGGTGAGATCGCACTTGCCAATCGCGACACGAAGCGGCGCTCCATTGATGTCATCCGCACCGTGCGATCCTTCATCAATGGTCCGCATGTCACCGTCGCGAGAGTAGTGATCGCTGTAGTAGGTGATGACTGTCATGGCGGTAGGTTAGGGCGGGCGCTTTGCGAGCGCCCGCCCCGACTCCATTACGCGAGCAGTTCCAGAATGACGACGCCCTTCTCGTCCATCCGGGTGGCTCCGAGATCGATCTCGTAGCGGACCTGGGTGGCGTGGCGCTTCATCGGAAGGATGTCCATGAAGGCCCGCGCCTCCTGGCCCATCGCGATCTGCATCGACTTCTTCACCCAGAACGGCAGCTTGATTGCAGCACTCACCAGGCCGAGTCGCTGGCTCTTGTGGAAGTTGAAGCCGACGAACGTGTCGATCTGACCGTTCACGAGAGCCTTGATCGTGTTGTAGTCGGAACTCGTGACTGTCGAGTTGTCCAGCAGATCCTGGCGCGCCTTGGCGGTGAGTGCAGCGTGCCAGCTGTTCTCTCCGTCGTCCTCTTCGTTCTCGGCCGCCTCCAGCACCTCGCGTGCTTTCGTCAGGCCACCGATGTCGAGCGCGGTGCCCGTTCCAGTGGATGCCGTTCCGTCTGCCTCCCACTGGTAGTTGGTCGTGTCGAACGCCGCTGTCCCAGAGCCGTCCACCTCCGTCGCCGCCGTGGCATCGAATGCGGCGATCAGCGTGTCATCGACACGACGACCCGCCGCTGCAGCCATCGACCGCGTGTACGGGTTGATCGGGTCGTTGAGCAGCCGACGCTGATCTGCGGGGTCCACGAGGTCGGCGACTTCGTAGGTACGCAGAGTCACCATCCTGCGCCGATGGGGCGTATCGGTGTACTCGGTGTCACCGTGCCTGTTGGTGACTTCGGACATCGCCGTCGCATCGACCTGATCGTAGAACGCCCGATCTCCGGTGATTTCACCATCGACCATTGCTCCAGTGCGAAGGTTGGAGCCCATCTGCTGCTGCAGCATGCGTACGCCGGCAGCGAATTTCTTGACAAATGCAGTGGTGATTTCTGTTGACACAGTGGTGCCCTCCGTAGAAATCGTTGTTGACGATTGCTTCGAAGGGCTGCCCGGTTTCTACCCCGGACCCTGTCTCACCGTGTCGTGGAGTGGCCGGCGCTGCTTTCGCGCGTGCAGTCAGACCCGTGAATACGAGCTACCTGACGCCAAAAGGGTTTCTGAGGCCGCCGGATTTGTCAACTACCCCGGATTCGCGATGTCCATCAGGGTGTTCCAGCGGATGAACCGCGGGTCGTTGTGGCGGCTCTTGTCGGTGAAGATCGCCTGGAACTCCGGGTCGGACTCGAGCGCCTTGATCTCCTGCGCCGCCTGTGCCGGGCTGACGGCCGGATCGCCGGGTGTCCTGTCACCGATCATCTGGTGCTCTCCCATGCTGGCCCCGATCTTCTGGAACGCGCGAATGAAGACCGGGTTGTCGCCGAGCAGGGATCCATCGGTCAGAACGGTCTGGGCAACATCGTCGGCGAGCTCGCCGAATGCGTACCGCATCCCCTTGATCGACTCCTGGATACGACCATCGTATGCGTTTCCCCACTCGGTCTTCAGCTCGCGATCGGCCTTATCGTGGGCCTCCTGGATCGACGTCTGGACGTTCTTGAATCCCTCGTGCTGACGCGCCGCGAATGACCGAACGACCTTGTTCACCTGCTCGTTGGTCAGCCCGGCGACGTGGAGATCCTGGAGCATCCCGGACTGGAGATCTCCGTCCCACGGCAGACCTTCGGGTGGCTGGAAGTCTCCGAGGTCGTACTTGTCCGGCGCATCGGGTCGGCCGAGTGTGTTGTAGAAGCGATCCCAGTCTTCCTGCGGCGCATCCTCCTTCGGGCGCGCAATCTTCTCTCCGCCGATCAGGTGCTGAACATTGGCGTGCTGCTGCACCAGGGACTCGAACGAGTCGATGCCTTTGAGCGACGGACTGTCGCGCAGCTCCGGCGGAAGACCTTCGCGCATCTTCTCGAACGGCAACGCCACGAACTGGGGCTCAGACGCGGCCTGCTCCGTCGTAGTTGTCTCGACTGCCTCAGCGGCCGGGGCTTCCGGAACGGGGATGGCTTCTGACATCTTTCACTCTCCTTGTCTCGCCAGCGCGAATCCGCGAGCCCGCCTGAACAGGTCCTCGTGCTCCAGCTCGATGAATCCCATGATCTGGAGCATCACGCGGCGTTTGCCTTCGTTGAAGGCGGTTTGGTGAGAATCTCCCGACTCGTAGGTCGGAAGGCCAATTCTGCAGAAATCGTACAGGTACGCGAGAACCATCTCGCCCTGTGGCGTTGCGAACGTCGTGGCGAATGCGCTGCGAAGCGACTCCTCGTCGATCAGACTCCGCTGTTGAATCGCGAGCCAATCGTCCTCTTCCTGGTCGTACCCGTGGCTGACCGGGATCTCGGTGCTCACTGGTTCCCGCCGACACCGTCAAGCGCCGGGATCAGCTTCGAAGCGCCCTCGGCGACGGCCAAGCCCTCGGCGAGTTGCTGCTGCTGCGCTTGCGCCTCGGCCTGCGCGCGGCGGATCTCGATGACCTCTGCCTTCGGGCGCATGATCTTCGCAGGAACACCGTTGCCTTCGAAGATCGCGCGCGCGGCGGAGTCCATGTTCACGTTGTCCACGACGCCAGGATCGACGGTTGCCATGGCGGCAATCGCCTGGAACGAATCCAGGATCGCCTGGGATTCACTCGCCTTCTGCGCGCGCGCGACGGGGGAGACGTACTCGATCTTGATCTCCTGGCCCTGCAAGAAATCGGGAGCCTGTGGGAAGTTCGGGCTCCGCGACAGGATCCCGTAGACCCGCTCGATCATCGGCTCGAGGAGTTCGGTCTGCATCCGGCCGAGCACCGGAGAGAGGATCCGCTGCGAGAGCCTCGCGAGCTCGATCACCTGGGTGGCCGTCATGCGCGGATCCTGGAATGCCTGAATGATCTCCGAGTGGTACGCCTTGCGGATCAGCTGCGTCTTCGTCTCGATCACGAGGTCGGAGATGTCGAACCGGCCGCGATGCTCCAGGTAGCGGACGGGATCGAGGCGCGATCCGGTGGGCCGAACGGTGATCCGCGCGGAGGGCGTGATGCGAAGCTGGCTGCCCGGCATGACGCCATCGTCTTCGACGAGCAGCGGCGGGTCGGCTGCCTTCTCGGCATTGCGGATGTAGGTACGCCAGATGGCGTTCAGCATCTTCGCGTCGGCCAGGGAGTCGATGCCAGGCCCGCGCCCGTACAGCTCGCCGGAGTCTTTGTTCCAGCGAGACACCATGTACGGGTTCTCGAAGTAGCCGCCCTCGCTGACGACCTTCTTGTCGTCGAGCGAGATGTAGATGCTCGCCCAGGGCATTCCCTTCGCATCGATCCGGCCGGGAAGCGGCTGTGGATTGCGGCGCACGAGGTGCAGGAACTCGTGCTCATTGTTGACGTGGTTCGCCTCGACGTCCTTGGCGGATCGCGGGACGGCCTCCTTCCCGAACTGCTTGACTGCCTGCCACGCCAGAAGTTTGAACTTCCGGTAGACCACGGTGATCCGCCCGCTGTGGTCCTCGTCGATGAACAGCTCCGACAGCGGCCTCGAGGAGAATCGCGCACCGAATCCCGGCTCGTCCTCGACGAAGATTCCGCTGGTTCCGAAGGCGACGAGGTCCGTGTAGACCTCGTGCATGTTGGTGTTGAAGGCAGACTCCGGCCGCCTGAAGCTGTTCAGCATCTCCTGCTCGACTTCATCGAGCCAGAGAACAGCCTCATCGACCTCGTTGAGCTGGGAACGCTGGAACCGTAGGTCGAACCAGTCGGTGGCTGGATTCGTCAGCAAGCTGTGGAGCGCGGCAGCCAGCAGGTTCGTGGCGTCACGCGCGGTCGTGTCGTAGATCTTGATCTGCCGCTGGGTACCCGGCTGGCGCTTCGTGTTGAAGTCACGGCGTCCGAGCGTGTGATCGGCCACCTCCTGCCAGTGGTTCTCCCACTCGGTGCGGCCGTCACGCAGCTTCTCCCAGTGGGATGAAATCTCTTCGATCAGGTCCGGCATGGATTACCCCAGCAGGGTCTGTGTCTGGACGGTGGCATCGTCTCCGACCTTGGACCCGAGGATGGTGGAGGCCCTTCCGCGACGCCTTGCATTGGCGGCAACGGATTCGCGGATGACCCCAGCGGCATCGGCCCTGGTCGGCACGTCGGGTCCGGGAGTGGGAGACGGCACGTCGGGTCCTCGGCTGGCGAGCAAGGACACGCCAACGGATCCGATCAGAGCAGCAGCGCCGAGGGCTGCCGGAGGCATCAGGAAACCCTCGCGGCAATCACGTAGTCGCCCACGCCGTTGTAGCCGGCGTTTCGAAGGATGCCCTCACGCTGAAACCCCATCATTCTCGCGAGCTTGCCGCAGGGACAGTCCACACGCCACTGCCCTTGCAGCCGGCGATAGCCGGCATCCTCGAAAGTCTCGAGCATCGTCCGGCCCAACCGCATGGCTTGGAAGAAGTTTCCACTGCGCACGAGCTTCTTGTCGATCACGATGAAGACCTCTCCCACGCCGTTCCAGAGCTGGAGCAATCCGATCACCAGCATCGGCGTGTCGTCTTCGAACGCGGCCACGAAGCAGGAGCCAGGGGCGCTGAGTTCGATGTCGGCTACCTGACGCACGTAGCGCATGCCTTCCGGGAAGACGGGGTCCATGCGGTCGAGAAACTCGTGGCCGAACGGAACCTCTACGAGCATGGCTACCCCCCGAGAAGCGTCTGGTTCTTGACCGATTCCCCGCGTCGGCCGTCCACCATTCCGGTTCCGCCCTGGGTGCGCATCAGGCTTCCGCTCTGCATCGGGCGCTTCGTAAGCTTGTTCGCGAGCAGGCGACTGGCTTCGACCTGGATCGGTGTCAACTTCGGAGGGGGCATGATCACTCCGTGTGCGACGTGAAATCGAACTCGTCCCAGTCGCTCACCACCGTCTCCTGGGCTCCGAGCGGCCGGTCGATCGTTCGGGCGAAACGTAGCATCATCACGCACTTGAAGAGCGCGGAGAGCACATCGTCGCGTTCCTGGACGAGCTTCCCATCCTTCCGGTGATAGGTGCTGACCTCCTGCCAGAACTGCTCCAGGTGGCTGAACGCCTTGAATCTTCCGGTCTGCATACGCGACATGAGGGCCTGAACGGCAGCCTCCGGGCTGTACCCGCCCTCTTTGAACGTCGCGTGCTCGTGCCAGATCTTCAGCCCTTCGCGCCGGTAGACCTCGGCCACGGGTCCTGAGTCCCCCCAGTTCCGCTGGGCGTCGTGGGGTGGGAAGAACTGCAACTCGTCACCCCACTGCTTGAGGGACGAGACGTGCACGGCGGGGATTGGCTGCTTCTCCTTGTAGACGTGCGTGAGGTACATCGTGTCCGAATCCCGATCGTAGGCGACGCGGCACGCGGCGAACGGATGATCGCCGTAGCCGAAGTCGAGCCCGCCGAGCTGCGCCCAGAATCCGGGAATCTGAAACGGCTCGCACTCGATCGAGCTCCTCGGCACGGCGAACACGAGCCCCTCGCCGAGCAGCGGGACGCCTCTGGAGCGTGCTTCGCGTTCGTGCTCCGGATACGAGGCGATGACCGCGTCCTTCTCTTCATCGGTGAGATGCTGGACCTCTTCGATCTCGAGCATCACGAGGGCGCGGTATTCGTTGCTGGGCTCCGGGTAGAAGTACGAGACGACCTCGGAGATGCCGAGCAGCGGGGTCATGGTCAGGAAGATCATCCCGCTCGTCGCGGCGATGCGCGCCTGGGCCTCGCTGTAGATGTCCGCGGGCGGCTCTTCGTCAAGCCAGAGCCCCCCAGTGAGCGTCGCGCCCTGCCACCGCTTCCGGCCCTGGTCGTACGCCTTGAACTGGATCGAGCTGATGCCGCCGCTCTTGTGCTTGATCAGCACCGTGTCGATCAGGTCTGGAAAGCCGCGCGACATGGTCGGTGTCTTGGCGATAGCCGAACGAGGGATCGTGCCGGTGCCCCAGTCGCCAGGCTCGCCCATCAACAGCCGCTGCGGGTTGTCGCGCACCGTCTCGTTGTTCGTGCAGGCCACCCACCACTTCGTCGGGCCGGGAAACTTCCGGCCGGGCCACCATTCCGGGTAGTCGCCTGTGACGTGGAAGGCCATCTCGTAGCCGGCACTCATGGTCTTGCCGAGCTGATTGCCGGCCATCATCGCCCGCTCGCGCTTCGTCTTCCCCAGCTCGTGGAAGAGCATCTGCTTGGGGTAGGGGCGATACGCCGCCATCTTCCGCATCTTCAGCGCGGCCATCACCATGGCTGCACGCTTCAATCCCTGCGTGGCGACGGCTCCATCAGTGGACAGGGGGCTTCTCCCCGGTGATCTCTCGCTGCTCGCGTTCCGTGATCTCGACGCACTTCAGCCCGACCTTCGCCGCGTTCTGGAGGATGAAGTCGCGCAGCTCGTCTGGGTTCATGTCCACCATGCGGAGCCCGACCTCAGTGGCCGCGCCGCGGATGAACTGGCGGATCTGGTTGCCGTCCATGCCGTCGAGCTCCTTGTCGAGCCCTTCGAAGATGTGCCGGTCGGCGAACATCCCCAGCTCCTTGCCGAGAAGCTCGAGCGAACGGTTGACCACGGTTCCCTGGTAGACGTAGTCCCCGATGGGCTCGCCGGAGCGATTCAGGACAGGCTCCGCTTGGGACGCGCGCGCGTGGTTCTCCACGAGCTTGGTGAGCACCATCTCACGCGTCACCTCGGAGTTCACGATCGCCAGCTCGCGATCCTCGTTGACGATCTCCTCGACGCGCGCCTGGATCTCCGGGTGCCTCGCGTAGAGGTTCGATCCGCGGTTCGCCGCCGTCTCCTTGTCAGGCACGCCGTGCTTCTTGGCTGTGAAGCCCGCAGCCAGGAAAGCCTCGCCGCGCTTCATTCCCTTGGCGGTGAAGCGCGCAAACGCTTCCCAGCGACTATTCTTCAGGGCAGGCATTTCGAGAACATAGAGGAGATCCCATGGCCGAAGCACTCCTGAGATCGGTTCGGGCCAGAATCGGCGGTGACGCCGGAGAGGCGCGCGTCCTGGAAAACCTGGATACCAGCCTGAAGCAGCCGCAGCCGGTGGCCGGCGTTGACTTCTTCGCGGGCAAGGGTGTCAGCCAGCAGCCGGCCGGCTTCGAGAACGCGCTCGCGCTGCTTCGCGGCCTGCGTCGATCGGCGCGGTTCGAAGGGTTCTTCTTCGACCCGAAGGATGCCGATCAGCTCGCGATCGAGTTCGGAGACAGGCCGAGGAGCGGCACACTCCTGACGGGAGGCTTTCGGCGCAGCAAGCTGTCGCCCACCGGGACGCGGCTTGGAGAGCCGGTCGTTCTCGCGCCGGGCGGGCCGCAGCCTGGCATCCCGCAGAATCCCGAGTTCAACCGCCCCGACCCGCGGCTGAATCGAACGGACCCGCGACTGGGGTAGGAACGAAGAAGCCCCACGGCGCAGGGAGTCCGCGGGGCTTCCGTCGTCGTCCTGGTGAGTTGACTCTGGGGGAGATTTCCCACTCGGACACCAGAATCGTACAATCTCGATTCGATGCCGTCAAACGCTCGTTGACCGCTGGAACACATTGCTGTATCTCCTGGAACAGTCGTTCGCTGGGGGATAGAAGTCCCATGTTCCCCGTGGAACACACTGCCGGATTGCCACCCGGTGGAAAGTTCTGGAGGGCGACGAGCCTCACCCGGTCGGTGGTCTTTCGTGATGATCGCACCGCACGCCGGGCCGAGGTGGGCTGGCCCGCGGTCGAGCAGTACACCACTGGTCTTGCACATGTCGGGTTTGGCAACCCGGCGCAAGGATAACGGCGCGGGCTGCCTGCCTGGAGGCGGCGTGAGGGTTTCGGAACTCCCGGTTGAGGACGTCAAGAACTACCTGTGGTTCATCCACAAGATGTGCCTGTTCTACGACGCGAGCCTGACCGGCGGGCCGCGCACGGTGGAGCGCAACCGCTTGGTGAACGGAAGTCCCGGCTCCAAGCACACCTTCGCCGGAGGCTACGGCTGTGCATCGGATCTCGTGCTTGAGGATCCGAGCCGGCTGACCGCGCTCGAGGCCGAGGTGGTGCGCGAGGGCTACCACTTCTACCGGGGGCCGGGGTACTCGGACGGCCAGTGCCACATCCAGATGCTCAAGGTGGGGCACAAGATATGAGCGTCGGAGTCTACGGCGATTCGCTCTCGATTGGCTGGCCGGATCTGATGGAGCCGATGGTGCTGTTCGCCTCGTCGGTGGGCGGTTCGAAGTTGCTCTCGGACCCGGCACATCCACAGCTTGGCTGGAGTCCGACGGCCAAGCGGCCGAACCTGTGGGACACGGTGGTAATGCAGGAGCCGATCCCGGACATCGCCATCGTGAGTCTGGGCCGCAACGATCTCCACCTTGGCGTCTCACCGGGCGGGCCGACAGGGATCCCTCCCTACGCCTTCCGCTCGCACATGATGTCGTTCCGAAATGGTCTTCTTGGGCTTGGCGTGCAGACCGTCCACTGGCTTCAGCTCGATCGCGGACCCAGCAACCAGACGCGCGCGGCCTGCGCTGCGGTCTACCGCGACGCGATCTACGGCGTGAACGGAGAGGACTTCACGGTGCCGCTCGATCGGATGCTGAGCGATCAGCACATCGGCGGCGATGGGGTTCATCACTCGCAGTCCGGCTACGAGTTCATCGCAACAATACTCAGCTCGTGGGTGAAACCGTGAGCGGACTGACACATTCACATCCACGCTCTGACATTTGTCCGTACTGTGAACGCGACACCCTGCGCGTCGAGATCGAGCGGCTCCAATCTCAATCCGAAGAGCGCCTGCGGCTGCACCAGAAGGCTGTACGCCACGCGGCTGATAGTGACGCAGATCGGGCAACGCTGCGCACCGAGGTCGAACGGCTGCGCGCGCTCGCAATCGATGCGTGCCTACGCTTCGACGCGGCTGGCATGATTGTAAGTGCACAACGAATCCGAGAAGCCCTGGAGGAGAAGCCGTGAACCTCGTTCAGAGTTGCTCGCAGCATCAGCCGCGAATGGGCGAACCGTGCCCGAGTTGCGAGTGCGACAACCTGCGCACCGAGAACGAGCGGCTGAGTAAAGGATTGTTAGAAGTTGCCAAACAAAATGGTAGGTTGGAATTTCAGTGTGCATACTTCGAGGGTGAGAAAGCTCGTCTTGAAACAGCAATACGTGCTGTTTTGAAAGGCCCCTGGACAAAGAGCGCCATGCTGCATCATTTGCACAAAGCCCTGGAGGAGAAGCCGTGAGCGACGAGACTCACAACGAAGGTGTGTTGGTAACTGCCATCGGCCTTCGCGTCTTCGAAGGCAAATACATCGTCGAAGCAGAGATCGGCGGAAAGTGGATCGTGGTGATTCAAGAATCGGGAACGATTGTTGGACACATCGTCGAATCCAGCTTTATGAAGAGGGCGCGAGAATCTCACGACGGGGAGGATAAGCCGTGAGCGACAAGTACAACATCGCCGTCGTAGACCGAAAGACTTACGCAGAATTGCAAGAGCGCCTGAAAAATGTCGAAGCAGAGAACGAGCGGCTGCGGCACGAGCTGCGCAGTGTTCGTGATGTTCGCAATGAGGAGAGTAATCATCGGTGGAAAGACATCGAGAGGGTGATTGCCGAACGAGATGCGCTGCGTGACGAGGTCGAGCGGCTGCGGCACGAATGGGATGTAACTCGCAATAGCCTGAAGGATTCTCGCGAACGGTTGAAACGTGAGCGCGCCGAGAACGAGCGGCTGCGCGACGTGATTCGCTCGACGCACTCAGACGACCGCTGCAAGGTATGGGAAGGCTACGGCAGGCACCATCCAGATTGTTTGATCGAGGAACTGGAACCGGAGGAGAAGCCGTGATCACGCTTCTCGGGTCGATGTACCTCGCGGCCTGCGTGAACGGCGTCGCAACCGGCGTTCTCGGACTGACACTCGGCCTCGTGCAATGGTGCGCGCCAGGCCCGCTGCAAGGGAGCACCGTAGTGGCGCTGATCTACGAGCCGGGCGCTGTCGATCGCGTGCAGCCGGTGGGCACCCTGCCGGCGGGGCACAATCTCTTTCTGGTGCAGAGCCCACCCGGAATGCTCTACACGCTGGGATGGGAAGGATCCGACGTTTCCCCCGACGTCGCTCAGACGTGCCTCGGCCAGGTCGTCGGCGGGGCCGACTTCGCGACGTTCCGCGCCGCCATGGCAGAGGGGTTCGTGGGCGGGAACCACTTCGCGGGCTTCCGCGCTGCGCTGGGGACGCCGTGCCTCAACCGAAGCCTCCCTTGAAAGCCTCGAATTTCCATGAGGAGTTCGTCGTAAGTGCCGACAGATACGAGTGTTTCTGGTGGCACGACGACCACTACCGGCTGGCCCCGAAGCCGCATGTGTTTGACGAGATCGATTTGTCGGCGTACATTTCCCGGCGTGCGCAAGGTGGGGCTTTGAATGACACAGCAAGAATCAAAACCGCCGCTGACTCGCCCTGACTTCGCGCACACGAAAGCTGGAGAGTCGAGAAGCCCTGGCAGCAATGCCGGGGCTTCTTCATTTCCGATCACGAACGGTGAGATCATCACCTTCTGCGGCATCTGCGGCGCGTTCGACGAGGCGGAGTCGTACGATTTGGGTGGCGTTCGTGTGCTCGCGTGCGAAGCTTGTCGGTCGTGACGATCGACGAGGCGCTCCAGAAGGTCGGTGACGTGATGCGCGTGCATGGCGACGACGCCATTCCGATGTTCGTGATCCACGAAGAGTTGAAGCGGCTCCGCACCGAGCTGGAGCAGGAGCGGCAGAATCATTATCTGCTGGCGAAGGCGACGCGGTGAGAGACGAATGGGTCGATCGCTGCGAGCTTCGTGGATTCCTGTACGGACGCGATGACGAGAGGATCCAGGAAGTCGGCCTGCGATCTCCGCACCCGTACATCTACTTCCGAGGCAAACTCGGATCGACCAACATCCTGGACATGTTCGAGAAGGAGTTCAAGACTTCTGACGAAGATCTCCGGCCGGGAAGTCGCATCTTCCGTCTGACCACGCTGTTGGGTGGAACGGTTGCGAAGTACGAGGAGCTTCTTCGAAATTGAGGAGAATCGACATCATGGCGCGGATCGAGTTGAGTGAAGAGGAGCACCTGATGGCTGCGGTAGCTGGGGTGTTCCGGCGCGTGCGGTCGGTAGCTCTCGGCAAGAAGGACAACGCCGGCCATGACGGCAAGGATGTGTGGACGAACGAGATCGAGGGGTGTTGCGCCGAGATGGCAGCTGCCAAGTGCCTCGGCGTCTACTGGTCCGGGCAGATGGGCGAGAAGGCGCGCGACATTCTGGGGTTCGAGGTGCGCAGCACGACGCACGAGAACGGCCGGCTGATCGTCCGTCGCAACGACCCGGACGATGTTCCGTTTCTGCTGGTCGTCGGCCAGCTTGGAAAGTACGACGCGATCGGCTGGATCTACAGCAAGGACGCGAAGCGCGACGAGTGGCTCGCCGACCCGAACAACCGCTTCAACGGGGATCGGTCGAAGATGAGCTACTTCGTCCCGCAGGCTGCACTCAACAAGACGCGGCCTCCGAAGTGAGAACGAAAACTTCCCGCACGAGCCAGGGTGGATCCCTCGAATCGTGCCCAACCCGGCCTTTGCGCCGGACCACCGAGCCGAACGAGCTTGATGCGGCCGAAGCTCTCGGAGTGCACGGGGTCAGAACCCCCGTCGCCGAGAGTCCCCAAGGCATCATCGGTTCCCCACAATGCGGGGTCGAATCAGCAGACGGATAAGTCGGTGTTGCCACGGCGAAGCGCAGGGCTGGTTCGGCCTCACCCTGCAGGAGCCGCGGATCGCGTGCGGGAAGCACATATCGAGGAAATCGAATGACCACTCTATTGACTTGGGGACACTTGCGTCCTCAGAAAGGAGACGTTGATGACACACCGAAAGGTGCTGGGGATCCTGGTAACAATCGCTCTCACCCATTCCCTGGCTTCGACTTCGTCTGCGCAGGATCAGGACGCGGACTCCATCCTCGACGCCGATGACAACTGCGTGCTCGTACCCAACCGAAATCAGATCGACAGCGACAACCCGCAGGACGGCTTCGGCAATGCCTGCGATGCCGACCTGACCAACGACGGTGTCATGGGCGGAGACGACTTCTCCATCCACCGGGGATGCGCTCTCCTCGGTGCCCTTCAACAACCGTTCGACAGCCGATGCGATACCAACGCCAACGGGATCTTCGACAACATCGACCGGGTCCGCTTCCGACGCTCCTGGCGACGTGAAGCGCCCGGACCCTCCGGCATCGTGGGTGAGCGATGACGGATGTCGGCACACCGGTGGATCGGTGGATCTCCGCGCGGATCGCGGCGCTGAAAGAGAGAATCGCAGTCCTCGAAGCGAGGTCCGCAATGACCGATGCCGTGCTCGAGCAGTTCCTGATCCACTTCAACCAGACCCGAGGCAACGAAGCCGAGAAGTTCTCTCCCGGTAGCTCGAGGCTCCAGCCCCCCGTGAACCCCGTGAAGGACTGAAGCCCGCCAAGACCGATCGAGCTCGTAAGCGGCCAGGACCGGGTACCCGGAAGACCGAGCCGGCCGGGAACCTACGCCGCCTCGGCCCCAGCGCACTGGGGGACTGGCGCAATGCTGCTGCACAACGCCGGTCAGCACAGGCGGGTAGCCAATCCCGCAGGCGGCTCCCTCACCGATCCCCTCTCCGCAGAGACAGGGATGCGCACCAGGCACGCCCTCAAGGCAGAACAGGCGCTGGGCTCAGAACACGTTTCAGAGGGGAGGCCGTCCCCGAAAATTATGCGGAGAAGGGCCACATCGTTCAGCTAACGGCCTGGCTTTGGGGGTAGGGGGGGGTCGGTATCGGCGTCGCTGTACAGCGGGGCGTCCCGATAGCGGGATTCGTCCCGTAGACCAACGCTTCCATGCGAAAAGCGTGGGTGCCTCCCGCTGATAGCGTGGCCGATGCCCTCGCCGATAGCGTTGCTGGTAGCGTCCGAGGAGCTCTCCGAGGCTAATACCGTCCCCTCGCTGTCAGCTTGCCAGTAGCGGGAAACAGAACCAACTTTCTGATCTTTTTTTTCCTCAACGATTCCGCGCACTTGGAACCTCGAGTTGCCGGTCGTCACCCATTTGGGGTATGAAATCGGTTCCAGGATCTGCGACAATGCCCCTCGATCGCCGCGAATGACCGCGGTGACGACCACGGGACGCAACGTCCCCCGGAGAACATGACCATGGCCAAGAGCAAGACCAACGCTGCACCGAAATCCTTCGACGATGCCATCGACGCCAACGAACGCGAGGCGATGCTGAGGGAACTCAACGCACTACGGGCCGAGAACGAGAAGCTGACCAAGGCGAAGCGAGGCCCCCGGGAGCTGACCCTGAAGGTTTCCGCCAAGGGCGGCGTATCGCTCTACGGCATCCGTCGCTTCCCCGTGACGTTCTACGCCGACGAGTGGCCGATGATCCTCGGCATGGCCGAGCGGATCGTCGAGTTCATCGCCGAGAACAGCGACGATCTGAAACGCAAGGGCGAGTAGCAAGCCGTGGGGGGCGAAAGCCCCCCCGGTAGCTCGGCTCGGCACGCTGTGTCGGTCCGATCTACCGCGGGAATCATCCCCCGGTACAGCGAGGCGGAACGCCTCAAGGAGCACCGATGGACGACGAGACTACCGACATCACGGCGAGCTACTGCGAGTGCATCGACCCTATGCCGATGCCGGCGTCAGACCGCGTAGGCGAGGCTCTCACGGCGATCTGTGGCCGATGCCTGTGCGGGATCGACCCGTGGCAGATCGGCTCCTGACGGGCCCTGAGGCCGCTCTCATGGCCCTTCTGGCGCTGACCGCGGCCCTCGCCGTACGGGATGCCAGAGAGCGCCGCTGAGGGCACCCCCCGGACGTTCTGCCATGGGGCGTCCGGGGGGAACAGCGGGAGCCTACGGTACGGGGACGCGCGCGCCGCGCCGCCAGGCCGCGCCCGCCGCCGCGCCCCCTGCTACCCGCGTCATCTACCCGCGTCGGGATCTACCCGCGCGAAACCGGGGCAATTTGCCCCACTGAGGAGAGAGCATGAGCAACAAGGTCTACAACGAGCGGCTGCGCAAGCTGGCAGCCTTCCTGGAGTCCGACCCCCACGGGTTCGACATCATGAGCTTCACCAACACCCTCCACCCCGATCAGCTGTTCGACGACCCTCGCGAGGACTGCGGCACGTCGGCCTGTGCCATCGGCTTCCTGCCGGCCGTCTTCCCGCTCGACTTCGACTGGGATCAGTACGGAAGGCTCCGGCATCCGGTGTCGCGTCGTTCGGTCGGCTTCTGGGAAGCCGGGACGTCGTACTTCAATCTCGACAACGAGGACTTTTCGAGGCTGTTCGAGCCGGACTCCTACGACGCCGAGGAGCTCGAGGCCAATGGCGAGCGCGTGACGGCAGCCATGGTGGCGGAGCGCATCCGGGCCTTCATTGCCAACCGACAGGACTGACAACCGGGGCATTCCGCCCCAAGGAGAGAGCATGGCGAGAGCACACAAGGTGCAGGAGGTTGCGGTGGTGTACCGCGGCCGAGCGAAGGCGTGCCCGGAGTTTCCGGTACGCGATTCGGCGGGAGCCGCCCGCTACATCTGGGGCGTGATCGGGGATCAGCCGGTCGAGAAGTTCGGCGTGCTGCTGCTGGACGGCAGACACCGGGCCATCGGGCTGCAGGTGGTGTCCGTGGGGACGCTCACCGCGTCGCTCGTGCATCCGCGGGAGGTCTTCCGCGGGGCCATCATGAAGGGCTGTGCGGCCATGATCCTGGCCCACAACCACCCGTCCGGGGAGCCGTCGCCGTCGGCCGAGGACCGCACGATCACCAAGCGATTGCGGGAGGCCGGCGAGATTCTCGGCATCGCCGTGATCGACCACATCATCGTCGCATCGCCGACGGTGTACTGCAGCGCGAAAGAGGAGGGCTGGATCTGATGGCGAGGACATACACCGTGCACCGCATCTCGATGCTGGACCAGAAGCTCTACACGATGGAGCTGCCCGTGAGTCAGGACGAGGTGGACTCGTTCCTGATGGCACGCAGCAACGGCAGAGCGCCGCTCGTGCAGGATGCCTTCCCCGACCTGCCCGCTGCCGAACGCGAGTTCATCATCAGCGGCATCCTGCCGGACATCTGGGACGAGCAGTTCAAGCCGATGGACGACGACGAGATCGCGGCGCTGGAAGCCGAGGAGGAGCAGGGATGAAGAAACCCAGACTGTCGGAAACGCTGTTGACCGCATCGAAGCTGCAAGCGGGAGAGTCCCGCTGCAGTCCCGAGGAGCTGGCGGAGTTGTCGCTGGAGGCGCTCCGCATGGAGCAGGCACTCGAGATGCTGCGCAGCTTCGTCGAGAGCGTGAGCCTGAACGCCGAGAGCGGACTCGGACGCACGCAAGCGGCGTTGCTGCTGGGTGTCGTCGAGAACGCGATGCACGGGAGGAGCGTGAAATGAAGGACGTCTTCTACGAGGGCGAGGTGTTCGTGACGTACCACGCGGTGAGCGGCGTGATCCGCTGGTTCACCACCGATCGGCGCATCGGGTTCGAA